CGAAGTCTGGGCGGTGGATGGCTGGCCACGTCGTGAGATTGTGCCGCAGATGGCGGTTCACGAGCGCGTCGTCCTCCAGGCGCAGCACGAGGTCCGTATCAGAGTCGCGCATCGCGTGAAGCACTCCGAAGAAGTGCTCCACGACCGTCTGCCCCTCCGGGTGCATCATCACGCGGTAGTCGGTCCCCACGTCGGACGCTTCCAGGGACGCTTGCAGCCCACGCAGCACCGGCTCCCTGCCCGCGTGGCTTTGGATGAACACACCGAGGGTCGGCGCTGGCGCCGTCATGCCCGCCACGGTGACACACGCACGGCTCGGGCGCAACAGCATTGCTGCCAGCGCAGGCGCCGTGGTAGCGTCGCGCTCGCTTCATGGCAGACGCCGCGCTGAAATGGGACTGCATCATCTTCCACGACGAGCTGGACATGCTCCAGTGCCGTCTGGAGGAGCTGGACGCGGTCATCGACCGGTTCGTCATCGTGGAGGCCCGCGAGACACACCAGGGCGCACCGAAACCGCTACACTTCGCGGCCAACGTCACTCGCTTCCGCCCCTGGCTCGACCGCATTGTGCACGTTCCGATGGATCGCCTGGACGGAGTGGGCCCCTGGGAGCGCGAGGCGGCGCAGCGAGAGGGCATCACTCGGGGGCTGGCCGGAGCTACGCTTGCGGACTGGATCTTCCTGTCCGACGTGGACGAAGTTCCGGCTGCCGAAGCAATCGAGCGATTCCTGGCGTCGCCCGGTGACGCCCCCTTCACCGCGTTCGAGCAGAGCTTCTACTGCTTCGCGGTGGACTGGCGGCACCGCGAATCCTGGCGGGGCACGGTTGCGGCGCGGCGGCGCGAAGTCGTCTCGCTTCAGGCGATGCGCGACCGGCGCGGCAGCGCTCCCGGGCTTCCCCGCGGCGGCTGGCACTTCTCCTGGCTCGGCGGTCCCGCCGCGAACCTCGTCAAGCTCGGGGCGTTCTCACACGCCGAGCTGGCCGCCGTAGTGGGGCACGACGTGAGCGCCGGCACGTTCCTGCGCGAAGGGCGCCACGTGGATGGCTCCCCACTGGCCCCGGTGGAGGTGAACGCGACCTGGCCGCGCTACATACGGGAGCGCCGGTGCCCGCCAAGCTGGTTCCGACCCCGAGAGGAGACTCTGATCGATGCTGTCATGGGATGACGTGTGGCCCGAGGTGGACGCGACGGAAGGCTGGCTCACCGAGCCCGAGGCGCAGCGCCTGTTCGACCTGGCGCGCTCCGGCCCCGCGCCGATGCTCGCCGTCGAGCTAGGCTCTTACAAGGGCCGCAGCACGGTCGCCATCGCTCGCGGCCTGGAAGGGCGCGAGGGAACGCGCCTGCTTTGCGTGGACCTGTGGGCCGGGGCTGTACCCGGGCCGGATCTGATGGTCGAGCATTTCGCGCGCATGAAGGCCCTGGGCCTTTCCAGGATCGAGCGGCACCACTGCGACACCGCCGCGGCGGCCCATTGGAACGCGCCCGACTCCGTCGGCCTGCTGTTCATCGACGCGGATCACTCTTACGAGGCCGTGCGGCGTGACATGGAAGCCTGGTCGCCCTGCGTGCGTTCGGGCGGCTACGTGGCGTTCCACGACCAGTGGGCTCCTGGCCCCTCTCGCGTCATCGCGGAGCTTCCGGGCTGGTACGCGCCGTGCGGGATCACCGACTCGCTGGCGGTATTTCGGAAGGGCTGAAGCGCCGCACGATCCAGCGGCCGACGTAGACGCCACCGACCGTGGCGATCACGTCGGATGCATGGTTCGCGATCGAACTGGCCGGCTCCACCTTGTCGAACGCCGCACGGCGGGCGCCCCGCTGCGCTGCGAGGTAGGCAAACTCGACGCCGAGTGAGGTGAGCACCGCTGCCGTCACACTGATCCCGAGCAGGCCAGCCATCACGCCGATTCCGGCGTGCATCGCGGTGTCGCGGTCTACCAGCGCGGCGTGCTGCTCGGCGGCGTTGTGGGCTATCAGCATCACAGCAAGCGCTCGCCGGTGCCGGCCTGGTACCGCCGCACGATCTGGAATCTCGGTACCTTCGGATCGAGTCCGACGCTCACCGCGCGATCGTGAGCACCCTCGGTGGCGCCGATGCGCGCGAACGTCTTGGCGCTCTCCAGGGTGGCGTACGGGCCCCATGGCCCCTCGGCGAGCGGCGCGTTCGACCCGCGAGCGAGCGCCCAGACGTAGTAGCCGCTGGCGTTGCTGGCATGGCGCGGCGCGCCTTCGATCCAGTTCCAGCCGAGATTCGTGATGCCGATCGTGCCTGATTCGTCGAACGTGACGTACCCCGCTCGCGCCAGCCGGGAGACTTGATAACGCACGGTGTTCGATGGCAGTCGCCCTTGCAGGTGCCCCGTCAGCTCGCGCACGGAAAACGGTCGATTGCCCTGACCGGCGCTCGCCAGCGCGCGCCGCACATCTTCGTTCCAGGCGTCGCGCGAATCGCTCGCGTTCGGCTCGTACTGCGCGAGTCGATTCAGGTAGCCGACTGCGCGACGCGCATCGTCCTCGTCCCATCCATCCCAGGTCGCGCGCGCCTCGGTCCCGTCGGGAAGCCGTACATAGTAGTGTCCGCCTTCGTACGAGACGGTCATTGGCGGGCGAATCTGATGCCAGTCAATGGGAGGCACCTCTCGCGGAAATCCGTTCCGCATGAGCGCCGACTTGCCCGTTCGCGTCTCGTAGTCGCGCCACGCGGCCTGCGCTGCCTCCTCGCGAGCCTGCCAGGATTGGAGCCCCCGGCCCTCCGCCGCGCCGTACTCGCGCGAGTACACGTCGCGCCAGGTCTGGTCGTCGTTCGGTCGATAGGCTCTCACGCGGCCTCCTGAATCCACTGGAGCACGGTGTCCTTCGGGTAGCTCGGGCCGCAGTCGCTGTGCCCGTGCCCATCCTTCGGGTACGCCGCGGTCACGTCTCGGTGCTGGCAAAGCCCCCGTCCGCCCGCCGCAAGCTCCGCCACCGTGAGCCACACCATCGGAATGTTGTACTGCTTGCACTTCGCGGCGACGAGCCGAGCGACGAGCCGGAGCATCCGCTGCCCGTACGGGTCGAGCCACTCGTCGCGCGTCTGCTTCGCGTAGCCCGCCTGCTCGATGCCGAGGCTCCGCCGGTTCACGCCCGGGGCGTGGAAGGCGATGTCCTTGTCGCGCACGCTCTGAACGATCGAGTCATCGTCCACGGTGTAGTGCGCGCTGGCAGGCTTCACTGGCGCCTTGAAGTACGCCGCGACCGCCTCCGCGCTCGAATGAAACTCGCCGACCTCGGCGGAGTGCAGCACGATCACGTCGATCGTTGTCCGCTCTGCGTACCCGTAGTCGCGCGCCTGGACGAACCTGATCGGCGGCAGGCCGTCCGGTGCCACAGGCGCGGGGGCCGGCTCGACGAACAGCGTAGGATCAAGTACGGCGCGCGTCGCCGCATCGACCACGCCGTCCGCTGGCAGCCCACGCCGCGCCTGGAAGGCCGACGTGCCCCGTTCCGTCATGGGACCGAACTGCCCGTCGGCCGTGAGCGGCCAGCGCTCCGTCCACCCGTCGGGACGCGCCTCGGTGCGGAGCACCGCCTGCCACGCCGCCACGTCGTGACCACTGAGGCCGCGCTTCAGGTCACGCCAGAGCGCTGGGGCGGGCTTGATCATGCCCCGTCAGGGTACGGCTGGGCGGTGGGCGGGCGCAAGTTTCCGGTCGCGCCCTATGGCGGCAACGGGCCCAGCGTGGACGGCGGCACGAACGGCACCGCACCCGCGCGCAGCTCGGCGGCCAGCAGCCAACCGCTACCAGGCTGGATCAGCGCGGTATCCCCGGAGACGATCATGCGCAGTCGCACGGTTACCGGATCCGTGACGGAGCCGAGAGCAATGGCGGCGAACCCCGTCGTCGAGGTCGTAGTGAGCGTTCCTCCGGGGCCCGGCGACGTAGAGACTACAATGCCGCCGCCGCCGAGATAGATGCTCTGCTCTCCAGCACCAACCTCGACGGTAGGGGCACCACTGATCTGAATCCCCTGGGACGGTTCGCCGTCCCCGTCCTGCGCCGTGATGCTCCACATGACCAACAACACGTTGCCTGCGGTGAAGCTCGGGAGCGGCACGGCGAGGCGCGTGGCGGTCGCGCGCAGCACGTCCCTCCAGAAGTTCGCAGCGTACTGCCCGATGTATTCTTGCACGCCATCGAACCCGATCTGAACGAGTGCGCCACTCCCTCCCGCACCAAACTCCTTCCACCGACCCGGCCCGGCGGCGGGCTTGATGACCGTCGTGCCGTTCGGTGGCGTGGCGCTGTCAGCCTTGTCGAGCCGGAAGGTGCTAGGCCCCTGCTCGCAATAGCAATACGCCCCGTCGGCGACGGTGGTGGTGTTGATGCCCTGCACGCTCGCGCTCGGATCACCCGTCCGCGTGAGCCGCGGCGACAGAATCAGCAGGCTCGGGGGGAAGCTCTGGAAGTTCATGGTGCAGGCGTCCTCAGTTACAGCTTCCCGACCCGACCGCCGCCTCGTTCGGGTGGTACGCCCTCACGCCGCCTCGTTCTCAGACCGCAGTGCCGGTCGCGTCCACCCATCCCGAGGTGCCGTTGCCGTTGTACCAGATCGGCTGTCCAGGCGCGTCGGGCCCCGATAGGTCCGTGTCGAAGTACATGCAGCCGAATCCCGGCGCACCGCCGCCCTGGAACACCGGGCGCTTCGCCGTGGGGCCCATGCCGCCCACGCAGCCCGTCGGTTGGTTGACGTTCGTTCCCAGGTTGGCCGGGAAGTGCCCCATCCAGAAGTCCTCTGGGAAGGCCATCGTGCCGTCGTGGACCCAGTTGACGGTCGAGCCCGCTTCACTCGCGAGCCAGTCCGGCTGGAGGCCGTCGAGCGAGAGGCCGCCCGAGAGCACCGTGACGTTCAGGATGCCGCCCGTGAGTACCTTGACGGGCGGAACCCCAGCGGCCTCCCTGCTCGCCGTGCCAAGCTGGTTGAAGATGACGTAGTACTCCGGTCCCGTGCCCGGCACCGTGATCATCGCGTCGCCTGGCGGACCGCCGGTGCTCAGGTTCTTCAGCTCCGCGCCGTCGTCCACGACGAACACCACCGAGACGCTCGGGTCCACCGTCGTGAAGTCCAGGGCCGCCGGATCTGTACCAGTGTGCTTGTTCGACTGGAGGCGTACTCCGCCAGCGGTGCGCGCGAGATTGAGCAGAGTCGCCTGGCGCTGGATCTGGATTGGGATCGCGTCGTGCGGGCCGCGAGGCGAGACGATCTGCGAGCCCTTCATGTCGTAAACGACGGAGGGCCCAGATCCGCCAGGCGGTATGGCGTAGATGGGAGGCCCCACCTGCGGGCAGTAGATCGTCGTCGGCCCCGTGTTCGCCGCGACAACGGCCATGACCTCGACCCACGTTCGCACGTCGCCCAGCCCGTCCGGGCGCCACACGAGCACGCCGGTGTTCTGCGCGGGCAGGCGACGGAACCACCGTCCCGGCCCAGACAGCGGAGCGATCACGTTCACGCCGTCGGCGATCGTGGTGCTGTCACGCCTGTCTAGCTGGTACTCGAATCTGTTTTCCTCGCAGTAGACGAGCGCACCGTCGGCGAGCGGCGTCGTCGCCAGCCCCGCGACGCTGCTGCTTGGGTCACCCGCGCGGGTGAGCACCGGGGAGAGGATCAGGAGACTGGGAGGAAACGCTTGCTTGTTCATTGGAACATGGCCTCGGTTTCCGCGATCATCGCGGGGGTCTGGTCGATGACGATGCCGAGCATGACCATCGACGCGGTGAACGCGATCAAGTCCTCGGCGATGCTCGACTCGTAGTCCTCGGGAAGATGCGTGGGTAGCTCGCCACCCTGGATGGCGCGCTTGTGTTCGACCGCGATCGCTCCGAGCACAAAGAGGCCGATGCCTCCGCCCACCACCAGCATGAAAGCGCCGAACGGATTCATCAGATACCCGTCTGCCCGATGGCGAGCGCCATGTACGTCGGACCGACGCCCGCTCCGGCCAGGACGACCTTGTTGACCACGTCCAGGCTGTTGGCGACCATGCGCTGCTTCAGGCGCAACAGTGCCTCTGCGGGATTGCCCGCGACGGCGGCCGCTACGCGCGCATTGGACGGAGGAAACTGACCGCCCACGTTGATCGTCGGTGCGGTCACGAACCACGCCTGCCAGAGCGGGCCAGCGCCTGCGCCGGCAAGCTGAAGCTCGCACGCGGCGTCCTCGGTGGCCGCCGCGGCCTCGGCCAGCTTGTTGGCGAGCCGCGACTCCATTTCAGCGGCGTCGCCCGCTTCCACGCCCCAGAGAGCCATGCCTGCGCCGAGCGCCTCGAATAGTGCCATGATGTTTCTTCCTTTTCGGACGTGTGCCGAGCGATCAGTCGAGGTCCAGTAACGCGACAGCCATGTACGTCGGACCGTCGCCGGCCCCCGCCACCTCGACCTTGCAGACCAGATCGCTGACGAAGGGCGCCAGGCGCTGTTTCAGTAGCAGCACCGCCTCCACAGGGTTTCCTGCGACCGCGGCGACGAAGCCAGCGTTCTGCGGAGCCACCGTGATGACTCCACCGGATACCTGATTTGCCGTGGTGAGCCACCCCTGCCACTGGGGGCCGCTGCCAGCCCCGGCCAGGTTGAAATCGACGATCTTGGTTTCGCCGGCAGCAAGCGCGGCGGCGACCTGGGCCTGAAGCCGGGTGACCATTTCGGCAGCGTCGCCTGCCTCGACAGCACGCACGTTGAAGTTCGGGGTCGCGGCGAGCGTAGCGGAGAAAAGCGCCATGGTGATTTCCCTTTACCCTTCTGACAGACTGACCAGCGCGATAGCCATGTACGTCGGGCCCACGCCGCCGCCCGCCACGACCACCTTGTTCACGAGCGAAATGGCCGTGACGGCATTGAGTGCGGCCAGCCGCTGGGATAGCAACAGCCGCGCCTCGATCGGATTGCCCGCCACAGCGGCGACCACGCGAGCGGCGGTCGGATCCACGGTGACAGTGGCTTCGCCGCGGACCAGCCACGCCTCCCAAAGCGGCCCAGCGCCCGCGCCGGCTATCTGCAAGTCAGCGATCAACTGCGGAGAAGCCGCGATGGCGGCGGTCAGCCGCGTGACCATTTCGTCAGCGTCTCCGGCTTGGACGGCCTGGATGTCGAAAGAGGGAGGCGTGTCCGAGTAACTGGCGTCGATGAGTGCCATGGGAGGTTCTTCTTTCAGGCGAGCCGTACGTTGACGGGGAGGAGAGAGAACCCAGATGGTTCGGGCAGCCGCGTCCCGCAGCGCGCAACGTCCTGCGGGATCGCGAGGCTCCGGCCACCCTGGCACCAGAGCGGGCCCGGCGTGAGCCGCGTGGCAGGGCGCAGCCCGCGCGTGGCCAGCCAGCTTGCCGGTTCCACTGCGACGAGCCCGAGCGCGCCGCCGGCCAGCCGCTGGATCTGCGACACCGCGAGGCTCACGCTGTCGGACTGACCGATGACCTGCCCGGCGCGCACGACCTGTCCCGGGGCGAGCACGGGGGCCAGCGAGCCAAAGTAGCTGACAATGACCGGCTCGTGCCGGCTCGTGACCTCGATGCGGTCGGGCCCGACGCGCGTGGCCGTCCCGCTCACCAGAGCGTACACGGGGGCGACCCCGCGGGTGCTGCGGATGCCCAGCGTCGGCGCGCAGGCGGCGCCGCCCAGACAGTCGGTGACCTCTCCCTCGTCGAACACCGCGCGGACGGGCCGGACCAGCGCTCGGTAGGCCGCCAAGCCTCCGACCACCGACCAGATAGCGACGCCAAGCGGGGAGCCCATGCACCCGCAGGCTACATGGCTCCCCCAGGCAACGCAAAAATTCGGTACTCAGCCCAGACCGAGGCGGGAGAGCAGGCGCCGGACCCCCGGGTGCAGCGGCGCGGGCAGCGCCGCGACGGCGAACCACCCGGCCCCGGTGTGCTCCGCGTTCAGGCGGGGCCGAAACTCGCGCGGGGCCTTGCCGCCCAACGTCCAGTAGACCAGGCCGTCCGGGCTCCGCGTCACGTCGAGCGAGGCCCGCTCCACGTCCACCGGCCCCTGGTAGCCCGTCTCCTCTGCCAGCTCGCGCAGCGCTGCGTACGGGGGCGCGGCGTCGGTCCGCTCGACCATCCCGCCGGGGAGCGCCCACGTGCCGTCGTCGCTGCGCCGTAGGAGCAGGATCCGCCCCGTGGGGGCGACGAGCAGGATGCCAGCGGCGGCGGTGTCCCCCGGATCAACGTGATCATCCTTCAATGAATTCGCTTGGTGCGTCTCTACAAGCTCGATTTCGGAATTTGTCCGAAGGTATCGAGTCTCTACGCCATGAATGGAGGACGTAACAAATTCCACAAGCCACCCGAAAGTGCCCCCTTTCGGGCCTCCGTAGTAGCCCTGTCCTTTGGGGACGGTGCCCCGGATTTTGCGCCCGCCGCCGAGAACAGTGTACTCCACACCGCTCTGCCTGAACACCATGCCCTTGGCAAGCTGGTCTGCTCTCATGTATCCTCGTCGTCCGCCTCGGAGTCGGGGTCGGCATCCGTGTCGTCGGCTTCCTCCGGCGAGGTATCCTCGTAGAGCTTTTCTAGCTCTGCGACCTCCGCGAGAGTGACCTTCCGCGCGGTCACGAACAGCGTGGGTGATCCCCTGGAAGTCACGCAGGCTCAGGTGATACTCAACGT